CTAATTCCAGAGCGGTGGATTACAGGAACGCATGTCCTTGTTTTCAGAGCGATGGAAGCCCTCCACCGAGCGGAGCGACCCGTTGACTTGGTGGCCGTTCACAAATATCTTATAGACAATGGGCAGTCGCATGTAATAGCTGATTTCGTGGACATCTTGGACGGGAACACGCTGACCTCCGATTGGAAGGTGTATGCCTCGGACCTCAATGAGGCTTGGAAGCAGCGTGAAGAGCAGAGAATTATGGATGAACTTGCCCATGATAGGGACATTCCCAAAGCCTTTGCCCGCTATCAATCCATGCAGGCAGTAGAAACCAACGCTTCCGAAACCACAGCCCACGAACTCGCCAAGGCGTTCCTGCTAAACATGAACGAGGTCCGAGAGGGCAGACGCAAAGATTCTATCTTCCCGACTTACATATCCCCAATGGACCGAATGCTGACTGGATTCAAGCCTACCGAGTTCATACTGCTTGGCGGCAGGCCCGCAATGGGGAAGACCCTCTTGGCTCTGCAAATCGCCATGAACCAAGCCATGGCCGATATTCCCGTCGTGTTCTTCACGCTGGAAATGTCAGCGGAGCAACTGACCCAGCGGATGCTTTCCAACCTCGCAACGATGGACGGGGCGGCGTTCCTCAACCCGACCGAGCGAATCAGCACGAAAGATTTTATGGACCTCGGCGAAAAAGCGGACCTGCTAAAGTCCAAGCCGTTGTATATCGTGGACCTGCACCAAGCCAACTTTGACCGCATCGAAGGCGAAATCGCTAAACTGAAAACCAAGTACGGGATTTGCGGATTCTACCTTGACTACCTGCAACTCGTAGAACCAACCAAGATTGACAAGGCCAAGCCCAAGATTGAGCAGATGACCAACATCAGCAAGACCCTCAAAGCAATCTGCAAGCGGCAGAAGGTGTTCGGGGTCGTGGTGTCATCCCTATCCCGTGCAACGGAAGGAAGGAGCGACCATCGCCCGATAATGTCCGACCTTCGGGAAACGGGGCAGTTGGAGTTTGATGCGGATAAAATCGGTTTTGTTTACCGCCCCTACGAACACGACAAAAGCCAGCCATCGGATTTGATGGAGGTCATCGTCCGCAAGAACCGCAATGGGTCCCTTGGAATCGCAGAAATACAATGCCACCTTCCATACACCAAAGCCAACGAGTTCCCACCCAATTCGCTATGAATATTCTTGCCGCAGTATCAGGAGGCCGTAGTTCCGCAATGATGGCCCACCACCTTATGACCAACCCAAAATACAAAGACGACAACATCGCCTTCGTTTTTGCGAATACTGGAATGGAACGACCCGAAACCATTGACTTTTTAAAAGCAATGGAAAAACACTGGAACCTGCCTTTAATTAAACTGGAAGGTGTTTACTCAACCGAAAAAGGTGTTGGAGTTCGCTATGCGATTAAGGAATGGGACGAATTGGATATGACGGCAAGGGTATTTGCTGAAAGCATTGAACACTACAACAAGGGTAATTTTGATGGGCCTCCAAGTTCCAATGCTCCATATTGCTCTGGTTACATGAAAGTAAGGCCAATGGACAGATTTGCCAGAGATTATTTTAAGGGGCAAAAATCCGTCCGAGCCATTGGTTTTCGTGCCGAGGATATGCCGAAACGGATTTCTTGGGCAGAGATTAAAGAAGATAAAGACCGAATTTTCCCGCTGCTTACTGACTTTGCAGCACCAATAACCCAAAGGGACTTGACTGACTTTTTTGCTGGTCAGCCGTTCCAATTAAGCATTCACGGCAAGTTTGGCAACTGCGAACTTTGCTGGAAGAAGTCGGACCGAAATCTCGTTGAGGTAATTCGTTATGGAACCCGATTTGTCGGCTGGTGGGAAGACATTGAGAAACAATACGGAAGTACCTCATTCCGTGGGAATCGGTCAATCAAGGATTTTGTAAAGATGGCTCAAGAAGGATACACACCTGAACTTGACTTTGGACAGGAAGATTTTAACTGCGTCTGCTCATGATGGAAGAATATAATTTGCAGGCCGCCTGCGTCAAGTTGTTCGCAATGCTCCGACCCAACCAGCAGGGTCTGCTATTCCTCAACCTAAACAACCCCCGCTCCCGTTCCAATGGTTTCTTCCTCAAAGGCATCGGGCTGACCGCTGGGGTGGCCGACATGACTTACCTATCGCCGAAGGGTGCGGTGTTTTTGGAATTTAAAGCACCCAAGGGCAAGCAGTCCCTATCCCAAAAGTGGTGGCAGGGGGTCGTGGAGGCAGTTGGCTACAAATATGTAGTCATCCGAAGCGTGGAAGATTTCCAGCGGGTGTTGGCTGAATGTGGTTAAGTTGTTTATATCTTTGACCCATGCCCCGCTTACTGCTCCTTCTGATGCTGACCGCCTGCACCAACGACCGCCCGTGGCGGGTGATTGAGATACGGACCAAGGGGGATAACTGCGAGTATGTGTTGAGCCGAAGCAACGGATTCGGGCCGCAAGTAAAAAACATAACCGCACCATGCGGGAAGTACGAATTATTCCAAACCGTAAATCAATTTAAATGAGAATTTACCAATTAAAAAGAGCAAAAGAGTTCATTGAAAACTATGGGCAAGGTTATAGCACAGAATATTTAATGCAGATGTACGCAGAAGATGTGGCCAAAAAGTTTGCTGCTGAATGCGTAAATGAAGCGATCGGTAATAAGATGGAAGTATCAAACTCTTTACATCATGCAATTGACAAAAAGTACAAATCCATTATTTGGAAGAACCAAGATTAGTATTACCACCACCCCCAACCCCTAACCCATGAAACCAACCCCAACCGATTTCCGCCGCTGGCAGATTCACATCCGCAAGGAGTGCGTGAACTGCTCCCGCCCCGACCGCTCCGAAACCATCAAGCCGTGGTCCGTCAACTGGACCCTGCTCGGTCGTATTCTCCAAGCCAAAAACGCCTAACCATGCCCTGGATACGACCCCAAGACCAAATGCCCGAAGAAGGCAAACCCGTGCTGATTACTGACAACGAAGGACTGCAAGTCGTTGCTTGGTTTCATGGCGGCAATAAGTGGCATGACGATAAATGGCACTCCGAGAATTATTCTTGGTTCACCCGTGAAGTCGCCTACTGGATGCCCATTCCCGAAATTGTTTAAGCCATGACCCCCGCCCTCATCCACCACCTCGTTGACACCACCGCCGCAATCTTCGGCATCACGCCCGACCAGGTGCGCTCCGCAAGCAGGGAACGGCCCTGCGTAATCGCCCGCAACATCGTGGCCGACATCGCCTACAACGAATACTTGTTCACCTTCATGGCCATCGGGAAGGAGTTGAATCGCCACCATTCCACGATAATCATTAACCTTGAATCCTTTCACAACGACTGCAAGGCGAAGCCGCAACTGCGATACCTTCGGAGGCAAGTTTTCAACAATGCGCAGGAGTACTTGCAGACCGCTGAGGGGGCTTATATCACTGACACTCTGCAACTTCCGAAGCAAAAGTAGGGGCAAACCGACTGCCTACCTTGGGGGGGTGCTTAACTGCATCCCCCTTTTTTTTGCAATCTTTGCGTATGCAGTCAGCAGAACAAACGATACTGGAACTCTACCGCACGGGCGAAATCCGAAAAGCCTGCCTCACCATCACAGGCGGCGACCCGCTTTGGAGGGACCTGGAGCAGGAGTGCGTCCTCATCCTGCTGGAAAAGGACCCCGCCAAAATCCTGCAAATCCAGTCGCAGGGCTACTTCAAGTTCTATGTCGTGCGACTGCTGCTCAACCTTTATAGGGGCAAGAACAACCAGTTTGCTCAAAAGTACCGTCACCACGACCTGCTGGAAGAACTGAACCCCGATGCCCCCATATCGCAGGCCGAGTACGATTCCCTCATGGACGACCTTTGGGCCATCGCCGAAGCAGAGATGGACACATGGGCCAAGGACGGGGCGTTCCCGTATGACAAGGAACTGCTGAAACTGCACCTGCGGACGGGGAACATGAAGAAACTCTCAAGGGACACGGGCATACCGTATCGCTCAATAATCTACTCAATAGACCAAGCCAAGGCCAAAATCAAGGCCGCCATTCAAGCACATGGACACGCTGATATTTCCGCTGCTGATTAGTTCGTGACCGCCCTTGCAATCGCTGAGTATCATGTCCTCCCGCAGGTCTGGTACCGTACCTGGTTGGGCCGGCACAAGCCGTTCTCCTGCGTCACCTGCCTCACATTTTGGGTTGCGGTGGCCCTGACCTTGCCTACTTGCGGTTGGGTCCTCGCTCCTGTTTACGGCCTTGCATCTGCGGGGCTTACGGTTGTCATCCTGCAACTGACGAACCGATGACCTACCAACTGCACCACGGCGATTGCCTTGAAGTGTTGCGGTCCATGCCCGATTGCAGCGTGGATTCAATCGTTACCGACCCGCCCTATGGGTTGTCCTTCATGGGCAAGAAGTGGGACTACGATGTTCCAAGCGTTGATGTGTGGGTGGAGTGCCTTCGGGTCTTGAAGCCTGGGGGTCATTTGCTGGCCTTTGCGGGAACGAGGACGCAGCACCGAATGGCGGTGCGGATTGAGGACGCAGGCTTTGAGATTCGGGACATGATTGCTTGGGTGTATGGGTCGGGGTTTCCGAAGTCGTTGGACGTAAGCAAGGCGATTGATAAGGCGGCTGGGGTGGAGAGGGAGGTGATTGGAAAGGACAAGAATTGGGGGGCAAGTAAAGGAGAAAATGGGAAATCAGCTTATGGAGATTACGCTGGAGGATGGGACATCACCGCCCCTGCCACCGATGCCGCAAAGCAATGGCAAGGCTGGGGGACTGCCCTCAAGCCTGCCCTGGAGCCGATAACCGTGGCCCGAAAGCCGCTGGTCGGAACGGTTGCCGAGAATGTCCTGCAATACGGGACGGGGGCGATTAATGTGGACGGGGGAAGAGTGGAAGCAAGTGACCAAAAACAATTAGAGAAAAATTGGAACAGAAATCAAAGTTCATCAAAAGATGGCGTTATTAATTATGTGGCTCAAAAAGAGATTGATTTGAGAGATTACAAGTCAACAGGCCGCTGGCCCGCCAACTTCATCCACGATGGAAGCGAGGAAGCCACCGACCTGCTCAAAGATTCGGCCCGCTTCTTCTACTGCGCCAAGGCAAGCAAAGCGGATAGGGATGCGGGGTTGGATGGGTTCCCCACTAAGACGGCAGCAGAACTGACTGGAAGAAAAGAAAATAGTAGAGGTCTATCAGGTAGCGAAATTTATGGTAATTCAACTAATCCATTTGCAAATGGTGGCAGTGTTGAGCCTCGCGCCAACCACCACCCCACCGTCAAGCCCACCGACCTCATGCGCTACCTCTGCCGCCTCGTAACCCCGCCAAACGGAATCGTCCTGGACCCATTCAACGGGTCAGGGTCCACGGGATGCGCTGCGGTCTTGGAGGGCTTCCAATACATCGGGATTGAACGAGAGGCGGAGTACATCGCCATATCCGAGAAACGCATTCAGGCACGCTCTAAACAAGTGCAGGAGCAACCCAAGCAACTGACCCTCCTATGACACAAGCGGAATACCTCCTTGCCGAAAAACACCGCCATTATTGGGACCAGTATCAGGCCGCCCTGTTCATGCGGCTGACCCCCGAAGCGGTCCACGACCTGCAGACCATCCTCGTGGCCCACGGACGACCCAACACGAATTGGTGGTGCGCTGACTGCGTAAAATCGGCCTATCTTACATTTACTCACAAGCGGACCAGTTCGCCGAAGCCAACCAGCAGACCGTTACCCATGCCCTCAACAACCCCAACCCGTGACCAGTTCCAAGCCTATGCCGACTACGGCGAAGGCGTGCGCAATAACGCCAAGCGGGGGATTGAACTTAACGAGCGGAATGGGAACAAGTGCGCCACGCAGACGGGCAAGGTCCGAGCGCAGCAACTCGCCAACGGGGAAGGGATTTCCCTTGAAACGGTTAAGAGGATGCACTCCTACCTTAGTCGTGCTGAAACCTACTACGACAACGCAGACAGTTCCAGCGACTGTGGCTACATCTCCTACCTCCTTTGGGGAGGCAAAGCGGCCCTTGGGTGGAGCAGGAATAAACTACGAGAACTTGGCGAACTCAACGAAGGCTGACAACGAAGCCCAGGTCCAAGCCCGCATGGATTCGCTTATGATGGTCATCACGACCCTCTGCGACTGCATTGGAGCGGTGGAGGAATCCAATGCTCCGAACGCTTTTGCCGTGAAGATGAAAATCGTGGACAAGATTGACGAACTGATTGACAAAATAGAATACTGATGGCTTGGCACGAAAAGTCGTTTGAAAAACCTCAAGACCTTTGGGACGCATTCGTAAAGTATGCCGAAGAAGTCAAGGCAAACCCACGCCTCAAGACCGTCTTTGTGGGCAAGGATGGGGAGCAAAAACTTGAGCCATTGCAGCGTCCTTTGACGATGGAGGGCTTTCAACTATTCCTGTGGGACAAGGGGATAGCCAAGGGTGCAGACCAGTATTTCACGAATCAAGGGGGCAGATACGACGATTATGTGGAGGTCTGTTCACGCATTAAGAAATCCATCCGCAAAGACCAAATTGAGGGAGGCATGGTTGGTCAGTACAACCCCTCCATCACGCAGCGGTTGAACGGATTGGTAGAAAAGCAGGAAACGAGCATCACAATTGAGCAACCCCTATTCGGTGAGTGATTCCATCGTTGAGAGCGTGGTTCAGCAGTTCCACGACAGGGCCGCAAAGGGTGAGGCCAAGTACGGAACCACGATGGACCGCAACGACCTGACCCCGATGCAATGGATTCAGCACTTGCAGGAGGAACTGATGGATGCGGTGGTCTACCTTGAAAAGGTAAAGCAGACGGGTGGAGTTTAAGTACACGACCGCCATTAAGAAGATTCGGGCGATGACCGCTCGGAAGAAAGTGATACAGGGCGGAACAAGTGCGAGCAAAACATTCGGCATCCTTGCGGTCCTCATTGACCATGCGGCTCGCCATCCCAAGTCGGAGATATCCGTGGTCAGCGAATCCGTCCCTCACCTACGCAGGGGTGCGATAAAGGACTTCGCCAAGATTATGCAATGGACGCACAGGTGGGTTCCCGACAGGTGGAACAAGACGCTCCTGCAGTACAACTTCGCCAACGGTTCCACGATTGAGTTCTTTTCGGCTGATTCCGAGGCAAGGCTCCGTGGTGCAAGGAGGCAGATACTCTACATCAACGAGGCGAATAATATTGACTTTGATTCGTATTACCAGTTGGCTATTCGTACAAGTCAGGAGATTTACATTGACTTCAATCCGACCCACGAATTTTGGGCGCACACGGAAGTCCTTCCCGAAACGGATGCAGAGTTTCTCATCCTCACATACCAAGACAACGAGGCTCTCCCTGATACTATTCGGAATGACATTGAACTAAACCGAACCAAAGCCGAAACGAGTGCCTATTGGGCGAATTGGTGGAAGGTGTACGGGTTGGGGCAGGTCGGAACGCTCCAAGGGGCGATATACGGCGATTATACGGTGGTTGAGGGTATTGACCCATCCACGATGAAGTTCGTCGCCTACGGGCTTGACTGGGGGTTCAGCGCAGACCCTACGGCATTGGTCGCCGTGTACCGCAGGGGGGACGACTTGTTCGTGCATGAGTTGCTCTACCACCGAGGGCTGACCAACTCCGACATCGCCACAAGGTTGAAGGAGTTCGGCATCACCCGTGCTTGGGAGATAGTGGCCGATTCAGCAGAACCGAAGTCCATTGAGGAAATCTACCGCTTGGGCTTCAATATCAAGCCCGCATCCAAAGGACCCGATTCGGTTAGGCAGGGGATTGACATCGTGAAACGGTTTAACCTTCATGTGACCAAGGATAGCACCAACCTCATCAAAGAACTCCGCTCCTACACATGGGCCACGGACAAGGACGGCAAAGACACGGGGGTCCCGATAGATTCGTACAACCACGCCTGCGATGCCCTGCGCTATGTGGCCCTCAACAAATTAGCGGTCAGTAATTCGGGTAAGTATCTTGTGGTGTAACTTTACCCCCATGAAAACATCTGACATCTTCCAACTACTTTGGCAAATCGTTCAATTTGCCGTCAGCATCTTTTGTATTGGCATAGCCCTCTCGGTGCTGCTATGAAACTCGTACACTACTACCACATCTATTGCGGCGGAGGCGGCCAATGGCAACTCATCATGCACCAGCACATGATGGCCCTCTGCAACTACGGGCTGATAGAAAATTTGGACGAGATTCGGGTGGGCATCGTCGGTCCACCAGAGCAGCGGAAACTCGTCAAGGAAATCTTGGACAACTCTCTCGTGGCCGCAAAGGTCAAAGTCGTGGTCACCCGAACCAACGCTTGGGAGCAGGCCACGCTTACCGAGATGTACCGAGCAAGCCAAACCGAAGATGCCGCCTACCTCTACGGGCATACCAAAGGCAGTTCCGACCCGTCCCTCATCAACCAACTGTGGTGCAGGTCTATGATATTCTTTAACATCGTCGCTTGGGAGCGGGCCATCGCAGAACTTGAAAAGGCGGATGCGGTCGGAGCCTACTGGCTGACCAAAGAGGAGTTCCCCCAAATTGCGGACCACAACAACCCCGACGGCTACCCCTACTTTGCGGGGACCTTTTGGTGGGCCAAGTCCTCCCACATTCGTGAACTCGGCGAACCCGTCCGGGAACACCGCTGGCAAGCCGAGCATTGGATTGGGAAGAGGGAAGGTATGACCGTCTACAACTCCTGCAAGGGATGGCCTGCACCTGATAAGTTCGTTATCACTTTTTAGCCATGGCCAAAATCCCCGTCATCATCACCAACTTTAACCTCTACACTTGGCCGAAGGCTATGGTCAAGAAACTGATGCGGATGCCTGGCGTAGGACCAATCCTAATCGTGGACAACGATTCAACTTACGCACCTACGCTGGAATGGTACGAGCAGTTGAAACTGGAGGCCAACGAGGTCGCAGTCATCCGAACGGGGGGCAACTTTGGCCACCTCGTAGCATGGCAGGCTCAAATTCCGCAGCAGTTGTTTGACATGGGATATCCCGATTATATCGTAACGGACCCCGACCTTGACCTTTCGGCCTTACCCGATGACACGCTCCTGCGTATGCGGGAACTTTGGTACGACTTGCCCGAAAAGACCTATATGTACGAGCAGGAGGAAGGTGACCCGTTCAACGGTGTCAAGTTCTCGGTCAAGGACAAAATCGGTCTTGGGATTCGGACGGACGATGTGCCTGCCGATGCTTTGTTCTTCCAGCAGGCCGAACTACGCTACAAGAACCAACCCTACTTCCACGACCTGCAACTTGCACCCGTTGACACGACCTTTGCCTTCTACCACCACCAACGATATCAGCGGGTGGTCATTGGAGGTTGTATTCTTCCATCATAAATCAATTCTATTGGGTGGGAACTCGTTGGCTTTGGTGAAGGGAAGGTGGCATTGGACCTCTGCGATTCCAAGCGAGCCATTGCGGTTCTTGCGGACGATGACCTCCATCAAATCCGATGGCTGGCTTTTGTCATGCTCATAGGGGCGATAGACAAAGCCAATCTTGTCAGCATCAAACTCCAGTTGCCCTGTTTCTCGGAGGTCGGACATGATGGGACGATGGTCGCTGCGTCCCTCGGTTGCACGGGATAGGGAGGAAACCACGACCCCGAACACCTTCTGCCGCTTGCAGATTGCTTTGAGGGTCTTGCTGATATTGGTCATCTGCTCAATCTTGGGCTTGACCTTGTCAATCTTGGTAGGCTCAACGAGTTGGAGGTAGTCCAAGTAAAATCCGCAAATTCCATACTTGGTCTTGAGTTTAGCAATTTCACCCTCTATCCGGTCAAGGTTCGCTTGGTGCAGGTCCACGATATACAACGGCTTGGACTTGAGCAGGTCCGCTTTTTGCCCAAGGTCCATGAAATCCTTGGTGCTTATTCGCTCGGTCGGGTTAAGGAACGCCGCCCCATCCATTGTAGCCAAGTTGGAAAGCATCCGCTGGGTGAGTTGCTCGGCACTCATTTCAAGGGTGAAGAACACGACGGGGATGTCGGCCATGGCTTGGTTCATCGCTATTTGCAAGGCCAAGAGGGTCTTGCCCATTGCGGGCCGCCCTCCCAAGAGGATGAACTCGGTGGGCTTGAACCCCGTAAGCATTCGGTCCATTGGGCTGATGTAGGTTGGGAAGATGGAATCCTTGCGTCTGCCTTCACGGACCTCGTTCATGTTTAGCAGGAACGCTTTGGCGAGTTCGTGGGCGGTGGTTTCCGAGGCGTTGGTTTCAATGGCTTGCATGGATTGGTAGCGGGCGAAGGCTTTGGGGATGTCCCTATCATGGGCAAGTTCATCCATGATTCTCTGCTCTTCACGCTGCTTCCAAGCCTCGTTGAGGTCGGAGGCATACACCTTCCAATCGGAGGTCAGGGTATTGCCGTCAAGGATGTCCACGAAATCGGCTATCACATGGGCCTGCCCATTGTCAATGAGGTATTTGTGAACGGCTACCAGGTCAACGGGTCGCTCGGCTCGGTGGAGGGCTTCAATGGCCCTGTAAACAAGGACATGGTTTCCTGTAAACAAGCGTTCGGGGATTTGCAGAAGGAGGACCGCTCGGTTGATAAATTGGTCCATAAGGCATGAGAGGAGCCGTCGTTCAGCGGTAAGATGGTAGGGGTTCGTCATCGGTTTGGTTTAGTTGGCTAAAGGTAGAGGTCCGAGGAATCACTTGGTCATCCCATCGGGCTTGGTTGATGTAGGTGGCTGCATGGGGGACGAACTGGATGGGAGTTTCGGAGTAGAGCCGTCCGATGTTGCTGATGGCCTTCTGATGGTCCTCGTCTTTGAGTTTGGCGAATGCTTTGGATGCGGCCTGCTTGGATGTCTTCCTTGGGTACAAGGCCCAAAATTGGTCAAAAAGGACACAAGTATTCTTCTTCTTCTCTTGTATCTCAATCTTATCTTCTCTTATCTCATCTAATCTTATCTTATCTGCTTCGTTTTGCTTAGCACTTGCTACCATTTGCTTGGCACTTGCTACATCTTGCTTGGCTATTCCTTGGGCTTTATTCTCGCCACCTTTGCGTCCAGCCTCGCTCCTTCGCTGACTTAGACGGTCAAGGTCAGCCATCTGCAAGTCAAGGAACTCAATGCGGATTTGCTCACCTTCCTCTTTGATTATTTCGGCCTCCATCAACTGACCAAGCAGGGTCGCACCGATTTCAAGGCTTGCTTGATGGGCCGTAAAATGCCCGTGCTTGACCCAGTAAAGTTGACAAATGTGAATGAATGCCCCCTGCAATTCAAAGGATTTGCGGCTGATTCGTCCTGCGAGCCAATCGCTGGGGGAGTGCTTGTACCAACTATTTTCCATGTGGTAGTAAAAAAAACGCCCCGACTGATAGCAGCAGCCAGGGCGAGGGGTTTAACGGGAACCCTTTATCTAAACACTCCTTGGCTGCTATACAAGGAATGCGTCTACTCTTAAATGTAAATCGGGTACAAATTTACACTAAAACGGGAAATCGTCAGCCTGTGGTTCAAAAGCGTTGGAGGGACGGGATTCGTTCATCGGCTCGACTTTGCCGCTCAAAAACTTCTTGCCGCTCTGCCCTTCCTTGACCCATGCGGACAAGCGCATCTTGGTTCCGTCGGGGAGGATGATATCGCCACGATAATCGGGCCGCTTTGGATTGTCGCCTTTGTCGTTGGCGAACAGGGAGAAGGTGTTGGGTTGGGGGGTGTAGTTGCTCATGGGTTTTGGGTTTTGATTTGGTTGGGTTGAATTGAATAAGTGAGGTTTTCTTTGATGAGCCAATTAGAGGCCCGTAAATCGCTTAATATTCGGTAGGTGGTACGAAGGTTCAGCCCAAGCACTTTGGCGAGTTCTGCGGCCCTGTATGGGCGTGAGGCGAGGTACGACACGGCGTAGATGGTGGCGACCCTTCGTTGGATTTCTTTTCCTTTAGGTTTGGGCATGGTTAGGGGTTTATAGTTAGCCAGTAGTAAGTCCTGTCGCATTGCAGCCACCCCGTTGCTTTGAGGTGCGTGATGATTCGGTAGGTTTGGCGGAGGGGCAAATCTACGGCCTCGGCCAATCGTTCAACACGCATCGGCTTGTTGAGCAGAAGGTACACGGCCTTGACCGTTGCGTTGCGGTTTCGGCGTTGGGAGCCTTTCTTTTGGATGGGTTGCTCGGGCATGGTTAGGGGATTAGTTGGTATTTTCGGCCGTTGCGTTCAATGACTTCGGGGATGCGGTTGTCTATGATTGTACCATACGAATTCTTATAGTAGATTTGATTACCTTGAGAATCGTATTCCCGCTTTACCCAATATCCATTTGAGTCGTCATGGTAGATTTCATTACCCTTTGAATCGTATTCACTCTTTGCCCACCATCCAGTTGAAAGTTCTCGGTAGATAAATCTACAATTCTTGTCCTTGATTACTAAAGGACCATTGGCCTCAAAATCCCATTTCAGCCATTGGCCGATTGTTTGTCCGTCTTTCATCTTAACTGGCTTTAAAAGTTACTGCGATGGATGGTTTTGTCCCTTTTGCGGGACACACGGGAACCGCTTCGCCCGTCGCTTCGTCGTACACCGTTGCCTTGCCAGCGTTGCGGAAGGCCATCTTGAGCAGTTCTTCACGGGCTTTCATGGATGCCTGCAAGTCACTCCAAACCTGGTCGTGCGTGTAGTCGGGAGTGAGCGCCCCCTCCTTGATTTGAATCTCTGCACCGAATGCGGAGAAGGTCTTGCCGTGCTTTTCTGCCTCGTCACGGACAA